CTATTTCGCCAGCCCCGGCCACCGCAGCGCCCCATCTGCATCCGGCTTCAGCATAACCGGCTCAGTCAGCATCCGGCCTTCATCGTCCATAATGTACCACCTGCCGTCAATGGTCTGTTGTCCCTTCACCATAGCCCCATCCGCTCCCAGGTAGTACCAATTACCATGATACTGATACCAGACATTTTTCACCATCATGCCGGCGCCGTCAAACCAGTACCAGCGCCCCTCATCCTCGTACCAGTTGTTGACAACACAATGGTCGTTATCCAGGTAAAACCGCCAGCCGGCATCTTCCTGCTGCCAGCCGGATTTTGACCGCATAGCGCTTGCAACGTCGTCCTTAAACTGCTCCCAGGCATCAGGATGATCTACGAACCACTTGGGACAAATTTTCCCAGTCACATCATAGTGCCGGATTAATCCGCCATGCTGCGGATCCAGCTCCCAACGCCTGCAAATATCGGCACACAGCTCCACATAAGCCTGATAAGTGACATCTGTAAAACGACCGCTCTCATCTGGATGACAAGCCTCTATGCTAATCGTATAGCTATTTGCTTGGTTTGTACACCAGCTGATTTCCTCTTCTGGAATCATCTGGATAATCTCACCTTTCAGCCCGATAATATAGTGAGCACTGGCCTTGGTTGCGTGAGTATCCTTCAGATTTTCAAAATAATTCCTGTTTGCTTGGGCTGATGTTCCGGGATTTCCTATATAATGACAGGCCACAGCCGTAGTTTTGCTACGACGATTTCCCGGCCTGCTGTAATTGCTTATTGTCAAATATTGTTTATTAATTTCCATAGTTTCCTCCAAAATAAAAAAGCCCCAGATTCCTCCGGGGCCGTTGCGACGTCGCAAAAATCACATAGGATAACAGATATTCTCCCACTTCTTATAAGCATCAAAGTACAACTCGTTCTTATTGCCGTTGTAGGTCAGTTCATAATACATACCGTCTGACACTGGCGTACTGAGCAGAGCTTTGTGATTCTGGAGGCTCTTGCAGTACCAGACTACAAATACATCATCTGCTGTCATAGCTGCGCCTGCATCTGTTTTATCTTTCTTCAAATTGTGATACTCTGCCACTTTTGTTTTACAAATATTTAAAAATTCCTGACTTCCCATAATATTTACTCCTCATAAATGATATCCAGTCCATAGGCCACAGCTGCATCATGCTCAATCCGGCACCCTCTGGCATTCTCCCAGCCCTTGCAGAAATACGCAGCATGACATAATGACATATTCTCAAGAGACTTAGCCAGGAAGCACAGCGGAATCTGTACCACACCTCTCTCTTCCATACTCTCCTTGCTGTACCACTCATCCGTAAAGAGGGTATTTACAATCTCATAGCCTTTTTCTTTCAGAACGGCGATTGCCTTTTCTCTGGTTGCTCTAATCTCTTCATCAGTTTTTCCAGCCATGGGCTGTGATAACATTGCTTTCATAGTTCAATTCCTTTCTTACTTTATAGAATTGCCCGGCATAACCCGGCCGGGCACGGGAGATCCGGATCACCTCCTTACTGAGCTGCAGCCTCTGGGATGCCTGCGATGGATGTCGCTACAGACAGAATGCCGGACAGTACAGTTGCGCTGCCTACCATCTGCCAGTTTACATCCCCCATCACAGCAGCTGTTCCAATTGTGGCCACAAACGTCTGAGCCATGGTTTTGACTGCCCGGATTCCTGCTGCCTTAATCCATGCCACAGTGTCCACGTCCGGCCGAAAAACGCAATTCTTTAACATATCATGTTCTCCTTCCTACTTCAAAAACAGGGCCGCTGCCGCACCGGCAATGGCCCCGATAAAAGTTTCTATTACTCGTTCCCAGCGGCTGACAGGCTTCGCCTTCAGTTCTGCCACATCTCCCTTTACTTCTGCAAGAGATTCGTTCATGTGCCTAATTTCTGTCGTTTGAGCTGCCATCTCCGAAGCCAGGCCATGCACCGCCTGCACAATCTGCTCCACATCATTCATGCGATGCTTTAATGAGCCAATCTCTTTTTCCATTTTTGCAATGGCTACTGCAATTTCCTCCGGTGTCATGCAATGCCTCCTTAGTTGTGATCACAGTCTGCATGTCCAGGACCGCCCTCCTTATGTCCAGACTGGACAATATGGGGCTTTCCAGGGGTGGCAGGTTTGGTGTACTCATGCCCCTCGCCGGCGCTTAACACCTTGTTTTTCAGCGGTTCGCTGTCTTTTCCAACTGCGGGGCCTGCGTCAACGTGTGGGGTAATAGATTTGTGTTTGATACTCATGGTTTGTCCTTTCTGCCGCGTGACGGTGCGGCGCCGGTGTATATTAATAATGTAGTTACTCTAAGCGGATGCGGATTATCTGCGCGTCTGATGCACCATATAATCCCAACCGGATATACTGGCTACCTTGCAGCGACGATATGTCGAATACCAGTGATTTGCCGTTAATGGATGTGGGCACCGATTTGATTGCAGTCGGTTTAACCGATGAACCCACGCACAAACGCTGCCTGCCTATATGATTTGTTGTAAACACACCGCTTCGCGCATCCTCAACTATCAGCTTGCTGTAAGCAGATAAATTTACAGGATTTGTGAAATGCAAATAATAAGTATATACTGCCGGAAATGCAATACAGTCCGATCGAAATTCCATGTTGGAATTTTCTAAATTCATGGGGGTGTTATAGATTCCACGATAGTACAGGTCGTTTTCATTGGCTACGTATCCCTCAAATGTACCCACCACCCCGCACAGTGTTACTCCTTTTTTTACCTTGTCGGCGGTGATGCCAAGAGCTTTTGCCACCTCAGCAAGTGTCTGGTATACCCAGCTGTTACCTGTTCCATCTGGGAGGTAATACCCTTCTGGAATGTAAAAATATAACCCCTGAGAATTCACACCATTACTCAGTGCTTTTGTAGCTGCATTTTTTTGGTTTGGAATGGGCTCAATAATCACATTGCCAGTCATATATTGATTGGCTGTCCAAAGAGTATGTCTTGACAGTTTGGGTACTACTTTCTGCTCACCAAGTGTTGATATGTCCTGGTCAACATAACCATTTCCGTTGTGGTATCCCTCTGGAATCATCGCTTTTCCATTAATTCCCAGCCTGGATGTCCATGCTCCTCGTTGGGTCACTGTAGGGCCATAAACCTCCCCGGATCCATCATGATACCCTTCCGGGACAGTAACGCGGTCGTTCATCCCAACTGCAGCTCCCCAGTTTTCACGATCGACCATCGTTCC